GTGGTTTCGGTGAAGCTGGCGTCAACGTCGGCACTGACACCATCACGATCGAGCCCTACCTTAATTTGAAGGCTGGTGATCCGGTTGTTTTCAGCATCGTCAACACCCAAACAGGCGGCGCCGGCTCCGGCACCTTGCCTGCTGGTATCGCTGCTGCTACCACCTACTTTGTCCTCAGCTACACCGCTGCTACTGGTGCGCTGACCGTATCAGCAACGCTTGGCGGCAGCATTCTTGACATTACCGATGACGGCACCGTTGTCGCCCCGAACGAGTTCCAGGTTGCCTACGCAGCCTTTGCTGCAGTAGGCCAAGTCCGCGATTGGAGCTTTGAGATCACCCGCGCCGAGATCGACGTCACCACTATCGGTCAGGAGTCTGGTCAGTATGCTCCTTTCCGTAGCTTCATCACCGGTTTCGCTGATGGTTCCGGTTCCGCCACGGTATATACCACCGATGACGACACAAACCTGGCCAGCCGGATGATTGAAGACGTCATCCAAGCCACCCAGACTGGCGCCACGATGAAGCTGTACATCGACCGCGTTGTCGTCAGCGGCAGCGTGAACGACACCCTCAGCCGTTCGATCACTGTGCCGGTGATCCTGACCTCAGCCAGCCTGAGTGTGAACCCGGACGATGGCCAAAGCGTGTCCATCAACTTCCGCCCCAGTGCCGCCCCCACCTTCGACCTCAGCAAGTCCTGATAACCTTCGGGTCGTCCCCCACCCGCCCCACCACACGGTGGGGCTTTTTCATGGTTACTGCGTTACACTAGAGCGTAAATCACCAAGGTTTTATGCCTGCCTCAACTCCCATTCGGGCGATTGACCGCCTCCGTAAGGCCGCCAACCTGGAACCCACCAAAAAGAACGTGGAGCTATCCGATGGCAGCACGTTTGAGATGTGGGTCAGCCCACTAACGATGGCCGAGCGTGAACGCGCTCAGAAACAGGCCAAGTCGGACGACGCCAATGCCTTCGCCCTCCAGCTGCTGATTACCAAGGCACTGGACGAGAATGGCAGCAAGCTGTTCGCCCCTGGCGAGATCGACGTCCTCAAGAACGAAGTCAAGGACAAGGACCTCCAAACGCTGATGCTGGCGATCCTGACCGACGATTCCGAGCCTATGGACCCAAAGCCCTAGCCGCCGACCTCCGAAAGGATAACTGGCTGCTCCTCCAGTTCGGCATCGCCAAAGAACTCGGCCTTACCCTCCAGCAAGTCCGCACCACGATGACCGCCGAGGAGGCCCTCGGTTGGAGCGCCTACTTCCAGATCCTCAACGAGGACCAGCAAAAGGAAATCGACAAAGCCAAACGCCGCCGCTAACCCCGGCGGCTTTTCATTATGTAGACTGGGTTACACGACTGCGACGGGCAACGTGGCGTATAGAGCCGATATTGAGATTGCCGTAAAGGGCGCACAGGAACTAAAACGCCTGCAGAATGAAATCCGCATTGCTGCAGATGCAGTTAATTTACTTAATTCAAATCTTAGCGGCATAGCAAATCTTATTCCACGTAGTTTTAATAATCTTAGTAAAACAGTCGCAGACGCAGCAAAGTCTTTCAACGCGGCGGCTTTAGGAACCGACGAAGCTACAGAAGCAGCACGTAAGTATGTACAAGCGACAGACGAATTAAATGCGGGTTTGCGTGAGCGTGTAGCCCTGCTTGCAAAGGTACGTGCAGAACAAAGAATTACTAAACCAGGAGATGCGGGCACTGGACAACAGACACCTGCTTTACCTCCAAAACTTATACGCACGTATGAAATAGGGCAAAATTGGATTAAATTTTTTGATGACGCAGCCCGTGTAGCCGTCGATCTGCGGGCTCGTTCGCTAAATACCAAAGCCAACTGGAATGACTTTTTTGCTACAGCAGCACAAGCAGCTGTAAATGTAAAAGCTAACGCTCTCAACACTAAAGCCAACTGGAATGACTTTTTTGCTACAGCAGCACAAGCAGCTGTAAATGTAAAAGCTAACTCTCTGAACACCAAAGCTAGCTGGAATGACTTTTTTGCTACAGCAGCACAAGCAGCTGTAAATGTAAAAGCTAACTCTCTCAACACCAAAGCCCGTTGGCGAGAATTTTTTGCGGAAGCGCAGAAACTCGCTGTAGAGCTAAAACTGCAAGCGCAACGTACTTCGGCACCGGCACCGGCTGGTGGTTTCCCGGTTGCCGGACCTTTACAAAGCCCCGGATTCGTAAGAACCCAAAAACAGGTAGGTAAATTTGGCGAAAACCTTGCCCTGGGCGCCGGTTTCCCCCTGCTGTTTGGGGGTGGCCCCGGTGCTGTTGCGGGCTCTGTCTTGGGTTCGTTTGTCGGAAGCGGTTTTGGCGGCCAAATTTTAGGCGGCGCTATTGGTCAAATCTTGGACCAAGCTATCCAAAAAACAGCTCAACTAGGCAGCGCTTTACAAACTCTAGACTTATCTAAAATAGAAGAAAGCGGCGTCCGTATAAACGCCAATCTACAAACACAGATAACCCTGTTGCGTCAAGCTGGTGCGGCTACCAGCGCACAACAGCTACTTCAACAGCAGGTCCTAAACACCACAGGAGCACTACCCGGAACCGTAGAAGGTGTCTCTAACGCTGTAAATGTACTGAGTTCTAGTTGGTCGGAGTTTACAGCTACCGCTGGGGTAACTTTAGGTATTATCGGCGCACCTTTTGCCGCCGCTTTAGGTGCAGTTATAAACGCCGTCAATTTAATATTAAAAGGAGTAAATTTTACGTTCAGTGCTATTGGCGGAGCCTTAAAGCTCACCGGAGAATGGGTAGTTAAGTTGGTAGGCGGACAAAAAGCGGTAGAAAATATACGCAGAGCTTTTGTGTCCCTAAACACAGAAATTGAAAATGCGCGTAAGCAGTATCAACCTATACTTGCCGATCTTAACAGCGAGGTTTTGTTAACACGTCAAATTTTAGACCTGGAAAAGCAAAAAACAGCAGGACAGACAACCGCAGACAAACAACGTAACGTCAATTTAACTTTTCAGCAAAATATTGCGCGATTAAACGCCCGCATCGACGAAGAAATTAGAGTAGCTAATGAAAAAATAACAGAAGCTACTAAAGCCCAGGTAACTGAGCAAGTACGGTTACTGAATGTAAAACGGGCCCAAGGTATCGAAAACGAAAAACTTACACTTCAGCTGGAGCGCGAGCGCATTACCTTAGACGCACAAGAAAAAGCAGCCCGAGCGGCAGCCCGAGCGGCAGAACAAGCCAGAAAAGCCGCTGAAGATGCTGCACGTAGTGAGCAGCAAATTCAGGAACGCCTTCGCGCTTTAAAACGCGAAGCTGAGCTGACCCGTCAAATCGGAACCGTTAAAGAGTTGCAGTTCAGAGCCGAAATGGACGGCAACAAAGAACTGCAGATTCGGCTGCAAGGTGAAGAGCGCATTATCCAAATAATGCAAGGCACCGCGCAAGCGTTAGACGGTATTACTGATCAACGTTTGCGGCAAGCGGTTCTGAGCAAAGCTGCAACGGAGATCGATGCAGCGCGACAAGAAACCGTGTTTGAAATGGAGCGCCTTGAATCAGAGCGCACCAAAACCTACGAACAAACTATTGCTGACCTTAAATTAGAACTGAAACTCAAAACCGCAACTACCGAACAGGAGCGCGAGCGGTTGCGGCTTGAGGCTGAACGCGCCAAGTTAAAGGGGCAAGGATTTACGGATGAGCAGATTGGCATTATTACAGGACTGCAAGCTCAAGTAGCAGCACCACTCACTGACGCACAAAAAATTGAGCAGCACATCGGCAAACTTAAGGATGAAGTTGCCGACCTCATCAACATCGGCAACATCGCTATCACCGTTGCCGATGGCATTGGCACGGCATTTAGTCAAGCATTCCAGGGCTTGATCTCTGGCAGCATGACCGCTAAAGAAGCGTTGGGTAGCTTCTTCAAATCTGTCGGCGATATGTTTGTCGAGATGGCCGCGCAAATCATTGCTAAGCAGATGACGATGATCATCCTGCAAACCATCCTTAAGGCGCTTGGTGGGGGTTTCGGTGGTGGCGCATTTAACTTTGGGGGCGCACCTGGCGTCACGTTTAATCCAGGTGCATTTTCAATGCCGGCGCTAGCAGCCAATGGCGCAACCTTCGCCAACGGCATTGC